AGTTGAACCTGAAATTAAGAAGGATGCTGATATGGGTGAGAAAGTAGAACAAAAATCAAATGAAACGACTATTGAGAAAAGTGAACCTGAAGAAGTAGATCCATATGAGTGGTTATTTGAAATTGCTGAAGAAGAAACTAAAAACAAAGACGTTTATGAAAAAATTTATGATTTATTGATGAAATAACCGAAAGGTTTTTCTATATACTCTGATACAAGTATTGAGATAAGGGACAAAAGTCTAAAATCTAAAATTGTACTTGAGGTAGGAGAATTTATTATGAGGTACAATTTAAAATGGAAAATGACAAAAAACAAGCTGTAGTTGAGCTTATGAAAGAAGCAAATAAAGAGTTAGTTGATGAAGTTAAAACATTAAAGGCAGATATTGAGTTGTTAAAAGCGGCACCTGCTAAAAATACTGAATTTCTAAAAGGTTCCGGTATTGAAGTAGGTCGACCTGATTATTACAAAGGTTTTAATTTCAAAGTTCAAGGAACAGATCAACCTGATTTGCTTCCTAAAAATGATAAAGATCGTGATCGTGTAGTTAAAGAAGTTATTGATATATTTTCAAAGTATTCAAAGAACCCTCTTATTCAAAAAGCAGCTATGCAAGAAGGAACATCTGGAGAAGGTTCGGAATACGTTCCAGAACAATGGTTCAATACAGTTATTGAGAAAGCTAGATTAGTTTCAGTGGCATTAACTGCCTGTAGACGCTTTCCTATGGCTGGGAATGTTCTTCATATTCCTAAACAAGGAACTTCGGTTACATTAACATATGCGGCTGAAGAAAACGCGTCCACGGAAAGCGAACCTGGTTCTGCTGATGTAGACATCACCGCGAAAAGATATGGTCTTTGGGGCACAGTGTCTCAAGAACTTTTAGATGACGCAATGATTGATATTTACTCTTATATCACAAGAGATGCTGTTGAAGCAGCTGGTCAAAAAATTGATAACCTAGTTTTCAATGGTGACGCATATGCTTTTACTGGTATTCTTGGTGGTGGTTCTACTGATGTTACTTTTGGAGCTTCAAATACGGCTACTAGCTATACAGATATGGTGTCAAGAAATTTCTTTGACGCTATTTATTCATTAGCTGGAATTAGACGTAGAGGAGCTAAATGGTATTTACCAAGAGAAATTATGCCTTATGTTATGAACTTGAAGTTTGGTGCTTCTGACTCTGCTTTAATGTCAGTTAACCCTTCAGCAATTGCAGGTTACCCATTTGAAGAAGTTGAAGCTATTACTGGAACAGATGCTACTTCAACTGACTTTATTCTTTTTGGTAATCTTGATAATTATGCTTTAGGTGTACGTTCTATGTCTCAAGGAATTGAAGTTAATCCTTGGGCTGGTACACAATTCAAGCAACACCAAGTTCTATTTAGATACTTCTTACGTATGGCTGGTGCTCCAATTTTCGCGGACCACTTTGTCAATCTTAAAACTTTATAATGTTTTTAATATGTTATATTATAGAGGGTTTATTATTTAAACCCTCTTTTAGGGTGGTAGCTCCAGTAATGGGGAATGCCAACTCATTCCCCGCCCTATTAATAACCTAGTTGGAGGTAATAAAATGCCAAAAAAAGGATATAAACAAACAGAAGAACACAAAAGAAAAATTGGTAAATCAATAACAGGTAAAAAAAATGGAATGTATGGTAGAAAAAGATCAGAAAGAGTTAAAGAAATAGCAAGTAAAACACATAAAAATAAAAAGTTATCAGAAGAACATATAGAAATATTAAGACAAAAAGCAATAAACAATAACCCAAGATATTGGAGTGGAAAGAAAAATCCTTATATAACAGGTGATCTTCATCCATGTAAAAGACCAGAAGTTAGGAAAAAAATAAGTGAAGCAAGAATAGGCAAATATGCAGGAGAAAATCACCCAAATTACAAAGGTGGTAAATCATTTGAACCTTATTGCCTAGTTTTTTCAGACAAAGGTTGGAGACAAATGATTTATGAACGAGATCATAATACTTGTCAAAATTGTGGAATTACTAAAATGTTAAGTTATAAAGTTTTTGATGTAAATTTACATATTCACCATATAGATTATGACAAGAAAAACTGCGGTAGAAACAACTGCTTATTACTTTGTTTGAGTTGTAATACTAAAGCTAACTACCACAGATGGATGTGGGAACTAATATATAAAGATAAACTGGGAGTATTTAATTAATATGATAGATAACAATAAATATATATTTATTTGCGATTCTTGTAATAAAATAATTACTAACATAGATATTAATAAACCATTGAAATGCCCCAAGTGTGGTTCTAAAAGAATCAATATTTTAAAAGAGTATTTAACCAAGGAGAACTAATATTATGGCACTAGTAGCAAATGCTTTAGTAACGGTTGATGAAGTTAAAAGTTATGTTAACATAACTACTTCAATTGATAATCTTGAAGATACTCTTGAAGATTTAATTAATAGAGTTACTGACTGGTTTCATAGAACTTGTGGTGTTGAGCAGTTTGAAGCTAAAAATTACACGGAATATTATAACGGAACAGGTACAAATGAACTAATGGTTGATCAACGACCTATTAATTCAATTTCAATTTTAGCGGATGATATTGACTGGCAGTGGACTTCAGATACTTATTTTGATTCTGACGATTATGCAATTTTAGATGATATGATAGTTTTAAAAGATGAAATATTTACCGAAGGAATTAGAAATATAAAAATTACTTATAACGCTGGGTATTCAACTATACCTGATATACTAAAACAAGCATGTATAGATGAGGTAGTTAACTTATATAACAGGAGAGAAGACCTAGATTTATTAACAAAAACATATGCTGACGGTGGTTCTATTACTAGATCAACAGATCCAATGTTACCAAGAACCAGAGATATACTAAAAAGATTTATGGGGGTTGGTATTTATTAATGAAAGTAAAAGCGGAATTGGATAAAAATGTTTTAAAACAAATTAATACTGACAAAAAAAACTTTGAAAAAGGAGTTTTAGTTGGCGTCAGAAATGCAATGTTATTTGTGGAAAGAGAATCAAAATCTAGTTTTGGGAAACCAGGTAATTTAAAAGTTAAAAGTGGTAGGTTAAGAAGTTCTATCTATAGTAAAGTTCAAGAAGCACGAGATAAAATTATAGGTTCAGTTGGTTCAAATGTAATTTATGCACCTGTGCATGAGTTTGGAAATTTTAAAACTCCTGCGAGACCATTTATTGAACCAGCATTTTCAAATAATATTGAAAGAATAAATGAATTAATCGTCTCATCTATTGACAAAGAGGTTAAACTATAATGCAGACAACTACCCGAAAAACAATTATTAATAATCTGAAAAAAGATTTGGAAGAACACTTAAATTCTTCAGAAGGGTATAACACGGATGTTGCAGAGGTCCGTTCTGGAATTTATATGTGGGAAGACTTCAAAGTTAAACCAGCAATTTCAATTTGGGCATATGAAGATGAAATTGAAGAATATTTGATGGGTAGGAATAAAATAAGGTTATTAAGTATTTATTTATACGCTTTTGCAAAAACAGACATTATTTCAAATAACAATGTAATTTATGATTTTATGGAAGACATAGAAAACTTTTTAGAATCTTCACATTTTACATATTACGAAGATGTTATTATTGGAAAGACTATGGTCTACACAGGCGGAAGTCAAGATCAGGCAGCAATTGGATTATTAGAAATACAAGTTAGATATAATCAAACATAATATAGGAGTAAACTAGCATGGCAACAAAAAGTGGAACAAACGCAACTGCTAAAATAGGATCAACAACTATTGCAAATCTTGCAAATTGGACAATTAGTGATAATACGGAAGCATTAGAAGCTCCGGTTTTTGGTGACACAAATAATAAGGTTCATGGCATGGGTACTAGAAAAGTATCTGGGTCAGTATCTGGTTATTTGGACGTGGACGATACCAATGGTCAAGAAGCTTTAAATTCTGCATATACTGACAGAACATCAGTTATAGATTTTAGATTATATATTGATGCAACTACTTATTACTCACCGGACACAGTAACTGACACAGATGCTTGTGTTTATATTACATCAGTAAATATTTCAGCAGCTCAAAATGAAATTATACCGGTGGAATTTACCTTTGTAGTGTCAGGTGCATGGACAAGAACATAATCATTAATTTTACAGGGGGAAATTATGATAGTTATAGATCGTAAAAAATCAAAAAGTGAGTGGGTCCAATACGATGAAGAAGTTTCATTCCTAATACGTCCTTTTCCGATTTCAGAAAAAACACTATCCCCTTCCGGTTTAAATATTTACGAAGTTCTATTTAAAAGAGCAATGTATTGCTTACAAGACTGGAAGGGAATAGTAGACGTGAATGGTAATGAAGTTAAATGTGATCCTGACAACAAAAAATTCATTTTAGATTATTCAGAAGAAATTATTAACTTTGTTTGTGAAAAAAGTTCTGAACTTGGAAATAAAATAGTTAATATGCCAGTAAAAAAAACTTAATTGAATTTGTAGATTTTATATTTAAAAAAGATAGAATTTCATGCGAAACCTGCATAGAGATGTCTAAAAAGAAAAACAAATACCCAAATTGTAAAGAATGTAAAGTTGGGTTTGTTGAACTAGCTGAAGAGAATTGGGAACTTATAGGTATAGTTGAAAAGTATGGTCTACAAGTTTTTTCAAATGGCATGGGTGGTATTAATACTGAAGCAATTAAAAACATTTTAGAGAACGAAGGTTACACCGGTCAGGAATATCAAAATCTTTTTCATAGTATGGTTATTTATTTAACAACATTAATTCAAACCAGTCACAAGACAAAGTAAACAGGAGACTACATGGCAACTAGTTCTAGAAACATAAAATATACCATTACAGTTGATGAGAAGGGTGCCATTACCGGAATTGAAAAATTTGGAAATGCTGTTAAAAGTTCTGGTAAAAAGTCTGAAAAGTCTTTTGGTGATTTTTCTCAAACTGCCGTTAAAGCAATTGCAGCAGTTTATGCAGTATATAAGACTCTTGAAAAAGCTATAGAAATGTCAAAGATTGGTAGTAAGTTATTAATCCAAGCAGAAGCATTTGATAATTTAGCAGCTTCTCAAGGAGTAAGTTCTAAAAAAATAATACAAAACCTAAATGAAATGGCACAAGGTACAATTAAAACTTCAGTTTTAATGGAGAAAGCTGGAACAGCTATGTTACTTGGTATACCAGCAGAAGAACTAGATGACTTGATGGGTATAGCAAGAGCAACAATGAAAATTACTGGTCAAACAGCAGAAGAAGCTTTTGGAGACATTGCTTTGGCTGTTGGTCGTGGTTCAAAAATGATTTTAGATAACTTGGGTATTATTGTTGATGTCGGAAAAGCAAATGAAGACTATGCTAGAAAACTTGGTAAAACAGTTGAACAATTAACTGATGCAGAAAAGAAACAAGCATTTTTAAATGCTACTATTGAAAGAGGTAAAGAATTACAAGCTGCAATTGGTGAGACTTCTAATAAAGATCTTGAAAACGTTAATAGATTAACTAAACAATTCGGAGATTTGTGGGATAATATATATAAATTGTTTGCTGATCTACTAGGTCCATATTTGGGTATTTTTGCTGATCTACTTGAGTCAGTAAATAAAGGTCTTGAAAAATTTGTTAATAATTCAAAAGAAGCTCAAAAACAGAAATTAAAAGATATAATAGCTGCAGGTGGAGAACAAGGTACATATGACCCACTAACAGATACATGGAAAGGGGGAATGACCAAAGAAGAAGCAGAGAGAAAACTTAAAGCATATGATACAATGGAAAAAGCTCAAGAAGAATCTCAAGCGGCTAAAGTTAAAAGAGAATCTAAAGAAGCATCCCGTGTTGAAACTGAAATGCAAAAAGAAAGACAAAAAGAAATTGCTAAATTAGATGATGAAGATTTTAAACGAAGATTAGAAATTTTTCAAGATGAACAAAAAGCATTACAAGATAATCTTTCTATAAAAGCGGAAATGGAATATCAAGCTGCAGTTGAAGAAGCAGATGCTTTAGATGAAATAGATCAAGAACGAGAAGAGAAATGGAAAAAGTTTTATGCCAGAATGACAGACACAGTTATTACCGCTGGTGATGAGTGGCAAGAAATTCATAAACGAGTAGCTGAAAATATGTCGGATTCATTCACAGATGCTTTTATGAGTATGATACAAGGAACTGAAAGTTTTTCACAGGCTTTCAAAAAAATGGTTCTGTCTATATTAGCAGATTATGCACAGATGCAAATGAGAAAAGGTTTAACTAATTTAATACAAATGGGTATCAATGCAGCTGTAGCATATGCTGGAACTGGATATAATCCAATTACAGGAACAAGTGCCGGTGATGCAGCTGTTGGATATGTTCAATCTGATTGGTCCAACACTATGTGGGCAAAAGGTGGTGTTGTTCCTGGTGGGTTTAGAGCATTTGATCATGGTGGTATAGTAAATAAACCAACTCTTGGTTTAGTTGGTGAAGGTTCAATGGATGAAGCAGTGGTTCCATTACCAGATGGTAAATCAATTCCAGTTAATATGCAAGGTGGTGGCAGTGGTAACTTTGTTATTGAAAACTTAAATATTAATGCAATGAATACTAAAGATGCTTTTCAATTTTTAGATGAGTCTGGTATTATTCAACAAATTCAATATAAAAACATTAGAAAAGGCAACAGAGCTGCGTTAGCTTTTAGTAGAGCAGGGAGATAAATAGATGGCATTATATCCTACATATGACCAGATAAAATACAGACAAATGAATAGTGGAAGAAAACAAAAAGTTTTAATTGGTAATGTAGATGAACTTGGTAAAGAAGTTAGAAAACGAAAATGGTTATATAAGAAAAGAACCAGAACTTTAAGTTACGAATATTTAACTAAAAATGAATTGAGACAACTACTTCAATTTCAAGATGATCATGATTTAATTTATACTCCTTTTGTATTTATTGATGTTCAAATTAATAGTTATTCCAATGAATATATAGCTACTGGAGACGGTTCAACTGACACATTTAATATGCCATGTAAGAGTTCAACAAGTAGAACTATTTATATAAACGGACTTTCATACAGTGAAGCAACTGACTCAACGGGCATTGGAGATTTTTACATAATTCAAAATGGTGGTATATATAATGTAGATCAATTAATATTCTTTGTAGCGCCTTTGGCAGGAACAAGAATAACATGCGATTTCAAAGGTCAACTTGCTTTTAAGGGAAGACTAGCAGGGGAAATTCAATCTAGCATAAATAGTAGGTATTTAAACGATAATCAAGCGGTAGTGAGCATACAAGGTTTGTTGTGGGATTCTGATTAGAATAAATAAAAGGATATAAGATTATGGGATGGCCAAAAGATAAAAAACATTCTGAAGAAAGTAAAAGAAAAATGAGTGAAGCAAAAAAAGGTATACCAAAATCTGAAGAACACAAAAGAAAATTGAGTGAATCATCAAAAGGAAAAAAACGTCCAGAGGTTTCTTTATCAAATAAAAAAAGAAAATGGACAATTGAATCTAAATTAAAATGTAGTATATCAACATCTGGAGAAAATAATCCAATGTTTGGTAGATATGGTGAATTAAATTCAATGTTTAATAAAAAACATACGGTTGAAACTAAAAGAAAAATAAGTGAATCACGTATTAAATTATATGATGAAATTGGAAGATGTGATAGTGAATATTGTCCAGATTTTAGTGATCAAGGGTGGAGGCAATTAACTTACGATAGAGATAAAAATACTTGTCAAAATTGCGGTATTACTAAAATGTTAAGTTATAAAGTATATGAACGAAATTTATGCATTCACCATATAGATTATGATAAGAAAAATTGTGCTCGAAACAATTGTTTATTACTTTGTAACAGGTGTAATATTAAAGCTAACTCACATAGATGGATGTGGGAATTAATATATAAAGATAAACTAGGAGTATTTGATAACTAATGAAAGATATTCTACCTGAAGTTTTAGCAGAACTACAGAAATACAAACTAACTTTCTGTTTCCTATTTAGATTTTTTGATGGAACTGATTATTACCGTTATACAGATTTAGATGTTCCAGTCTACTATGCTGATGACTCAACTAGTTTAAATAAATTTGAAGTAAGAGATTTTAAATTTACAAGAATTGGTTATTCAATGTCAAATATAGTTGACGATTGTCAAGTTGAAATAGAAAACAGAGATTCTATAATGACAGCAATCTTTTCTACAAGTGATGACTTCCAGGGTGAAAATGGAAAAATCTGGTTATGTTTATTAAACGATGTTGGACAGGTTATTGGTACCATAGTAATGTTTAGTGGGTTATTAGATTCATTTGTTTTAACAGAAGAAAACATAGAAATAAGTTTAGTAACATTATTTTATAACTGGGATAAAAGTGTAGGTCATCGTCAACCAGGCAGATGTAGATATCCTGTATTTGGGGGAACTCAATGTAAATATTCTGGTTCAGCAACTACTTGTGATAGAAGATATACTACTTGTCTATCTTATAATAACGATCAAAACTTTGGTGGTTTCAGATGGTTGGCTGATTTGCAAAACAAGGAATTCCAATGGGGTCCTGGTGGAGAAATACATATTCTATAAATGAGGTTATAACAATAAATGAAAAAACCAAGTTGGTATGAACTAACAAAAAAATTTAATAAGGTTGATTACAAATTGGGGTCATTAAATGTTGAAGATGGCGGTCTAGATTGCATGACTGCAATGTTCAGGTTTCTTGAAGGTATGGGTTATGACATATCTAAATGGAATAACGATGATTATTACTTTGACTTTAACAACAAAAAAATAAATAAAAATAATTATTCAACTGAAATAGAACCAGAACAACACGCTCACGCTCTTTATGAATTTATCAAAAAAGAATTTGTTAGAACGGATAAGCTAGAAAAAGGATGTATATGTATAACAAGTTTTATTAATAATTATTATGTTTGTATGTATTTAGGTTTGAATAACTTTCTAATTATAACTCAAGAAAAAGGTTCTAAAATAATAAAATTAACTAGTAAACATATCAAGGAGATATACAAAATATGGGCGGACCAATAGGAATAGCGATATGGATATTTTCAGCCGCCGTTACTTATCTATCTGCAGAAAGTCAGAGGCGAAAAGCTGCCCGTGCTGAAAAACGAGCCAAACAAGATTATTTAAATAGTAGAGTTATTAATATTAAAGCTAATACCCGCTCAACTTCTGAACAGCTAAAGATTATATATGGTAGATATAAAGTTGGTGGTAATGATGTTTTCATGGGTGTACCGTCCAAAGAAACCATATGGTTTGTTCAAACAATCGGGGAGGGTGAACTGGATGGTATCTATCAAATAAATGGAGTAGATCAGGTTTTTGTTGATACAAAACTTTATACTGAAATAAATGCTGAAGATACTAGTAAAACATTAGTAGAATATGAGTTTTATTCAGGAACTAATACTCAAAGTTTATCTGATTCCACATCTCCTTTAATGACTGAATTTATAGAAGCATTTCCAGCTTATACTGATAACTTAAGGAATACCGCATTTATTGTATGGAAATTTCAGTATAACGATGTGTTTAGAGGGTTACCGCAAAGAAATTTGATTATTAATGGTAGAGTTCTCTATGATTTTAGAACTGAAACTTATGCTTTTTCACAAAACCCAGTTCTAGCATTATATGACTTTTTAACAAATACTTTATATGGAGTAAGTAAATTAGCTTCTGAATTAGATATGCCTTCATGGATAGAAGCAGCTGACTATTGCGATACTAAAGGTTTTGAAATAAACTATGTTGCAAATGTAAACGAATCAAACTGGACTGATATTATCGACAACATTCTTCAATGTTTCAGGGGAGGATTCACGGAATACGACGGAATTATCTATTTAAGATACAGAGATTTAAATGAAGAAACGTCTGTAATGACAATAGATGATGAACATATTATTCAAGATCAAAATGGTAAATCTTCCATAACTATTAACAAACCAGGACTGTTTGAATATCCCAAACTTGCTAGAATTAGTTACATAGATGACCAGAAAGACTGGACAGAAGACTCATTCTTAATTGGGGAAGAAAACAGTGCAATAACTGAAATTACTTTTGAAGCAATAACAGATTCTTATCTAGCAGGTGTTCTTGGAACATATGAATTAGAACGAGCAAGATTAAATAGAACTATTTCTGGAACTTTTAGAGATGAATGTTCTAAACTTCAACCATATGATATTGTAACTTTTTCATGCACTTCTTTAGGTGTTTCAGACCAAGAGATGAGAGTAGTTGATGTAAATATAAATCAGGATAACTATGTTGATTTAACTTTAGAATATGAAGCAACTGCTTTATATGATGATACATTTCAAGCAGGTTATGACAATTTATATCTATCTTCATTTCCAGATAGAAGAACTCCTTCTGAAATTCAACATCTTACAGTTGAGGAAGAATTATATGATTATAGAAAAAGAACACTAACAAGATTACTAATAGATTTTGATGTTGATGAAGATGATATTTGGTATGACCATTGTGAAGTCTGGTTTTCAATGACTAGTATTTCTGAAAACGATTTAAGATATTATGGTGATGAAGTAAGTGATTTTTCAATAGATCCAGTTGAAGAAGGTCAGACTTACTATTTAATGCTTAAGACAGTAAATAAATGGGGTGTTAAACAAACTTATAGTCAAGCTCAAAAAATATCTAAAAATGTTTTAGGTAAGTCTTTAACAAGACCACCATCACCTGCAGCATTGCGAGCAATACCTTCTGATGGATCTTTAGCTTTAAAATCAACTGATTTAAACGATCCTGATATTTTTACTTATGAAATACGACTTGGTAATCAATGGTCTGGTGGAGTTTATTTAGCATCAAATGAAACACCTAACTGGTTTATTAAACCTGTTAAACCAGGAGACTTCGGTTTTCACTTAAATACTTTAGGAACAAATGGGTTATATGGTCAAACTCCAACATCAGCGACTTGTTTAATTCCTTTACCAAAAGGTTGGGCAAGTGCATATAACTATCCTGATGATTATACTGATTCCTTAAGTGGGCAAGTGTTTGAGAATGTTGAACATATAACATATCTATCTGACGATTATTTAAAATGTTCTCATGGTACTGATGCAACTGCTGGTATTATTTTAGAAGGTTATTATGAGTCTGAAGTTTTTGATGTTGGACTTGGTAATACCGATACGTTCTTTGCTTATATTGAAACTGAATTTGCAACTATAGGTGGCGGTACAACTTGGGTAGAACTATTTGGTGATAGTACAAGTGTAACACAAGTTTGGTCTGACCAGAATGTAGATGAAAGAACATGGGGTGATATATTTACTATAGAAGTAGCACCTCAAGTTAATATTCAATTATATTACAAAGAACTTTCTGGTGATGACTGGTCATATATTGATAACTGTGAAATCTTTGCAGGGGTTGTTTATGCTAGATATTTTAAAGTAAAAATAACAATTATTGATCCTGCACCAGATGTAAATTTATATGTAAAGAACTATACTTTAAAACTTTATAATTAAGAGGAAATAAAATGGGACAAACTTGGTATGATGATGTTTACCATATTAATAAAAATGCTGGTACAACATTAGAACAAATAGAATCGGACTTTTTGACTTTAAAGAGTATGTTTTCTGGTACCACTGCTCCTACAACTGGAACACTTTATGCAGGTCATCCGTGGTTTGATACTACTAATAATCTTTTAAGAATCAGAAACAATGCTGGAACTTGGTTTGGTGTAATGTACGGAGATTCAGGTTCTCCTATTTGGATGTATGTAAATTCAGCACCGAATGGTTGGCAAGCTGCGGCATCTCAACCTAGTGATAAAGTATTAGGTTTTAAAGGTGGTTCTGTATATACTACTGGTGGAACAACACTTGGAAGTTGGACAACTGTATATGCGCATACACATTCACATAATCACACTTTTGTACATAACCATCAATGGTATGATAACAAAGGTGATTATCAAGACTGTAAAATATATGACGTAAACGGAAATGAAGTATCACCGGGTTATGATAATTTAGTAGATTATATAGAAGGTGGAAATTATCATATAATTCAGTCAGGGTATGCATATAAAATATATACCGATTATGATTGGTCTTATGGTGATCGTACTTTTCAAGATGCTTATACCAAAAAAACTTCTACAGAAGTTACTTCTACTTCTGGAGCTACGGGAAGCGGTGCTGGTACATGGAGACCATATGCAGCTGTTGGACTTTTAGTATATCCAAAAGCGGTGTAATAGGAGACTTATATGTTATCTAAAAAAGATAAAGAATGGATTGAAAATACTGTTAAAAAGATTGTTTATGATGTGTTAACTGTTGAGATAAAATATGAAAAAAATCGAGATGAAAAAACAGGACAACCACTCGCAACACCTGAAATAATTATTGAAAAAGAATTTTTGCCTGTATGGTGGATAAGATATTTACCACACTACGAAGCAGCTATGAGAGGAGTACAAGGACAAGTCAGTCAACATCACACTGCTATAGATGATTTTAGTAAAAAATTAGATGTCATTGGACAATTACTATTACATACAGAACAATCTATGAAACAAATTGCTTCTTTTGCTGATAAATTAAATGAATTAGAATATAATGAAGTTAAAAAATTAGACTATGTAGAAGCAGATCTAGATGAGGAAAACGATGAGAGCAATTCTTAAAGATGACATAATAGTTCAAATAGATTCTGATGGTGTAGAAGTCGGGACTAAACCAAGAGATTATGGAATAGAATGTTTAAGATTTGATGGTAGAAAATTAATAAATTTAAATGATTTGGATGAAATCTGGGTTGAGCAAGTTAATGGTCAGTTTATTTTACATTGCAAAAAAGTTGGTAATTCCCAACTAGTTCAAATGACATATAATCAAAGAAAACATCTTAAAAACGATAACGGAACTTTCAGAATTAAAACACAAGATGAACTACTTGAAGAAGAACAAATATTAAATGACCGTAGAGTTAAAGCTAGTATAAGAACTAAACTAAATAGATTAGTCGGTGACGCTTTTGATCGGGAACTAGATACAGATATGTTATTACATATTTTAATGAAAGTTGTTATAGAAGGCAACAGCGATGCTAAAAAAATGTTAGAAGACTATTTAGCAAATGCACCTTTAATAGTTGATATTGATAAAGTAAAAGACAAATTAATTGAAAAAGTAAAGATTAAAGAAGATATTTATAACGAGGGAACATAATGCTTGATGCAACATATATTAGTAGCACTAGTTTTTCAGTTTTAAATGACTACACAAGTTTATTTGTTACTAATTCAAGAGTAAGAGCAAATTGTGGAGTTGATGGAATTTTATATTCAACCGTTGTTTCTTCCTCATATAATGGTACAATAACTACAGTAATCATACAACCTGATTCAAGTGGAATAACCTCAAATATTTCTTCAGTGAAAGGTAGTGGAACTTCTGTAGGTTTAACTGGTTCATTACCTGTTCATAGTCATTCAGCAAATTGGGATGGTGGTATTGCAATATCAGGTACTTCAGGAAGTTCAGGAACAAGTGGTACAGGAGGTTCAAGTGGAACATCAGGGACTAGCGGATCTAGCGGTACTTCAGGGACATCGGGTTCTAGTGGTTCTAGTGGAACCAGCGGAAGTAGTGGAAGTTCAGGAACAAGTGGTACGAGTGGAAGTTCTGGTACTTCAGGCAGTTCAGGGTCATCAGGAACTAGCGGTTCGTCTGGAACATCTGGGTCTTCGGGCTCATCAGGTACGTCGGGGGTGGATGGTACTTCGGGATCAAGTGGAAGTTCAGGTAGTTCAGGATCTAGTGGGTCGTCAGGCACAAGCGGTTCAAGCGGAACATCAGGTATAGATGGAACTAGCGGTTCTAGTGGTTCATCTGGTACTTCTGGTAGTTCAGGTTCAAGTGGTACTTCTGGTTCTAGTGGTTCATCTGGAACATCAGGTATAGATGGTACATCAGGTAGTTCAGGAACAAGCGGTCTGTCTGGAGATTTATATACTACAACTTCAAGTACTACTGAAACTATAGATTATGGTTCTCATACTTTTACTGTTGATGTTGGTTTAGCATATTCTGTGGGACAAAGAATAATTATTGCTTACGATACTACTAATTATATGGAAGCAACTCTTACTTCCTACAATTCAGGAACAGGAGAACTAATTGTAGATGCTGATACTATTTATGGTTCTGGAACATATGATTCATGGAATATTTCTTTATCTGGAGCACCAGGTCCTGCTGGTACAAGTGGAAGTTCAGGTAGTTCAGGTACAAGTGGTACTTCAGGTTCAAGTGGTTCATCTGGAACATCAGGAATAGATGGTACTAGCGGTTCAAGTGGTACTTCAGGTTCAAGCGGTTCAAGTGGAACTTCCGGGTCTAGTGGTTCAAGTGGAACATCAGGATTTGGTACAAGTGGTACATCTGGAAGTAGCGGAACCAGTGGGTCTAGTGGAAGTTCAGGTAGTTCAGGAACATCAGGTATAGATGGAACTTCAGGAACATCAGGAATTAATGGAACTTCTGGTTCAAGTGGAACTTCTGGTAGTTCAGGATCTAGTGGTTCAAGTGGTACTTCAGGATTTGGTACAAGTGGTACATCTGGAAGTAGTGGAACCAGTGGGTCGTCTGGAAGCTCTGGTGTAACGCAAGGTCAAATCTTTTATTTACATAGTGAAGATTCTGATATCGCTGGTTATGAGCAGTTGAGAAGACGTCCAGTAAATGATCCAGAAACTTTTGACCAAGCAGTTGTTAATTCTGGTTCTGGTGAAGTTTTAATTGATAAATATATAACAAATCCAGATGTATTAGCATATGGTGCTATACCACCTGGTATATGGGAATTCTCATTATATCTTTCAGTTGATTCTGATATAGGTGATACCAGAGTAGTT